TTTTTTATATCAGTATTTGCAATCATGTTTTATTACTCATCACTAGGAAATGCTAAAGACACCGCTTATTGGCGTGGTCGCAAAGATGGCTGGGACATGCACCGCCGAATGATTGAAACAAAGCGCAAATCTGATGAAGTGTTTGATTATGAAAAGCACAACTGAGGCTTTATTTGATGAAGTCATTACTACGCTGCAACAGCGGGGAAGTGTCTATGGTCATCCATTCTACAATCACAAACGAATTGCAGGTCTATGGTCTGCCTATCTCGATTTCCCTATCACACCACACCAAGCTGCATTATGTATGGCGTTGGTCAAGGTTTCTAGGCTTACAGAAACACCAGATCATGAGGACAGTATCAAAGACTTCATCGCCTATGGTGCTGTCTATAAAACTGTGCTCGATGCAGTCAAAGACTACAGTTGGGATGAATAATGGCTTTTAATTTAGAGGACTATGAAACAGTTGAAACAAGATTGGAGAAATGGCATGGAAAATTTCCAGACAACAGAATCGAAACTGAACTCATTGAGGCATCAAACACTCGATTCATTGTATTTTGTAAATTATTCAAAACCGAGGCAGACCCAAAACCCTGTGCGACTGGGCTTGCTTTTGAAACGATTACGGATCGTGGCGTTAATGCTACTTCTGCGTTGGAAAATTGCGAAACTTCAGCGATCGGTCGAGCACTTGCAAATGCAGGTTTTGCAGCTAAAGGCAAAAGAGCATCTAAAGAAGAAATGACAAAAGTAGTCAATCCAACTTTTAAGGAAAAGTTAGATAGTAGGCAAAACATGTATGGCAAGCCCGGCACTAAATCAGCACAAATTGAAACAATCTTAAGAGATAGTTTTGCAGCTGATAAACCTGCTGATCCAGTTCCATGGTCGGTTGGTGATGTAGTGGCTGAGATTGGATCATCAACACCCAATGAGCCAGCTGCATGTCAGCATGGTCATATTCTTAAAGAAGGAATTTCAAAAGGAGGTAAGCCTTACTATGGTTATGTTTGCAAAGCAAAACAATGCGAACCTAAATGGGCAAAACTTACAGCTAATGGAAAATGGTATTTTGAGGGAGGTGAATAAATGGGTGAATTACAAATCATTGATGGCTCTGGATTAACTGCTACCTTTACGGATGACGGAGTTAAAGTAGAACCATCAACAACATTCTGCGAGATGTGCAACGATGACAGATTACTTCATGAGGGCGATCTACTTCGATGCTATTCCTGCCACACTATAAATCGGATTCCTTATCCTGTGCATGGATTACAAGATAATGCCTAATTACGATTACGAATGTGCCGGTGAGGGATTGACGATTGTATTGGATTTACCAATGGATCATAAAATCCCTAAATGTCAAGTATGTGGCGCAGAGATGCGAAGGATTTATACAGCTGTGCCATTTATACTTAGAGGAACTGGCTGGGCAAGCAAGGATGGTTAAATTCCGTTGCAATTTCTGCTCAGCCAATTCAGAGTTTGTCTGGCTTGATGGATACGACACTCATGAAGGCTTTAGGGTTTATCAATGCCTTAAATGCAATGCTGTGGGTGCTAAGAATCAAGCTGAGGCAACCGATACTCAAGAACCAGTCATTCGATGCACTAAATGCGGTGCTTGGATGTTTGTTGATAAGGAGTGTTTTACATGTGCGATTCTCATGATCAAAGAACCCACGAAATAAACTGGGCTTACCAAAACCAATTGCGTAAGCAATGGCTACTAGATAATCCCGAAGCTGAATATGAAGGGTGGATGTCGATATGAGCCAAGCCGGATACGATGAAACATGGATTGAGTTGAATGGATTGAGGATCACGACTTGCCGTCTGACCTGCGGTTATGCTGATGGATTTGGAGATGTATGATACCCTTAAACGCAAATTCGCTTTCAGAGCGAAAGGGCGATCTGCGAAGCAGAAAGATCGCAAGGTTTGGTTTGGTGATACCTCTGTTCATAGTCTTGAACATAAGCCTTTTAAAAGATGATTCCGTTGCTGTATCTTGGTCAATACCTAAACTAAAACAATATACATTTCATCAGCTAGATTATTCATTTGAACAGTTCTATTGTGTAGATGAACTCTGGTATAAAGAATCAAGATGGAACTACAAAGCCAAGAACCCTAAGTCAAGTGCATCAGGAATTCCACAGATATTAGGATTAAAAGAAACTAATCCAGTTAAACAGATAGATAGAGGATTGGCTTATATTAAACACAGGTATGATAATCCTTGCAATGCACTAAAGCATCATAAGATTAAGGGATGGTATTGAGTAAATCAGCTTTAAGAACTACAGGATCAACGCATAGATGGCGACAAATTCGCAGTCGAATCTTGCGCCGGGATCAGTTCATTTGCCAATACTGTAATCAAGAGGCTACTACTGTGGATCATGTGATACCTCGTAGGCTTGGTGGATTAGATACCGATGATAATTTAGTTGCATCATGCCGTAGATGTAATTTAAGCAAGGGGGGGCGTTTTTTTGTGAGCGATAAGACACCACCGACCCCCCGATCCTTTTCTAACCCACAAAACACCTCGATCGCCCACGATCAGACTGGTTCGCTTTGATTAATTTACAAACAGGCGAAATCCTAAAGGATCCGGAAGGATCGACAATAGGAGGTGTGCAGATCCCTCGAATTCACTCTCCATTGAATGATTTACCATCAAAAGGCCAAGAAATGATCGACTTCGCCAAGGAGATCGGTATGCCTTTGATGCCTTGGCAGGAATTTGTGGCTATTCATGGCCATAAGGTCAAAGAGGATGGCCGCTGGCACTCGCAACTAAACAACCTCCTCCTAGCCCGCCAAAACGGAAAGAGTACTTTCATGCTTTTGCGGATTCTGACTGGCATGTATATCTGGGGAGAAAACTTACAGCTGTCATCAGCTCACAGATTAACTACCTCACTTGAAACATTCCGGCAAATGGTCAGCATCATTGAAAGCAATGACAAACTTGCATCCGAGGTAAAAAAGATTAGATGGCAACATGGAGCCGAGGAAATGGAATTGAAAGGTGGTCGGCGGTTTGTGGTAAAAGCTGCAAACAATGCAAGCCGAGGAATTTCAGCTCCAGCCACAATTCATTTGGATGAGTTACGCGAATATAAAGATGAGGATGCTTGGTCATCAATGCGATATACCATGATGGCTTCACAAAATCCGCAAGTATGGACTTATTCAAATGCCGGAGATCAACATTCAGTAATTCTCAATAAACTTAGGGAGCGTGGCTTAGCAGCCGCCACAAACCCATCCGACACGATAGGTTGGTTTGAATGGAGCGCGGAGCCTGATTCACCGATAACCCTTCCGTCAGGGGAAATCAATTGGCCAGCATTCGCTCAGGCCAACCCATCGCTTGGAATAACAATGCACCCAGATAATCTTAAAGCTGTAATTAACGATCCACCAGATATTGTAAAAACCGAAGTAATGTGTTTATGGGTTGATACTATAAACAGCGCAATTGATGCACAAAAATGGGCAGCATGTCAGATTGATCCAATTCCTTTAGATTCTGAAAAACCAACATGGTTAGCAGTAGATTTAAGTCCAGATCGCAAATTTGGTGCATTAGTAGCTGCACAAAAACTTCCCGGCGAACAATTTTATATTCAGTTATTACATACTTGGTCAAATGATTATTCAATCAATGATCTAGCAGTTGCTAATGACATTGCGCCTTATGTCAGAAAATATAATGTTCAGACTGTCGCTTATTCCGCCAAGACTGCACAAGCCGTCGCAAGTCGGTTAGTTCCTGCCGGAATTCCTATCACGCAAATGGATGGGGCAATATATGCTGAAAGTTGCGATCGATGGCTTGGGGCGATCAATAGCCACAGGTTGCAACATGGTGGGCAAGAGGAACTTACCCAGCAAACTCTTTCCGCTGCGAAACTGCCCTATGGGGATGGGTCATGGATCATCGGAAGGAAAGCGAGCAAGGTCGCAGTTTGTGCAGCTGTGGCCAGTTCGCTGGCAAGTTATTTCGCGACACAAGTAGAAACGGAAATTGACATACAAGTAGGATAAATCGGACTTTATGGTATATTATACCTTAATGGGATTATTAGATAGATTTCGGACAACTCAACCTGATAATTCAGTTGATGTTGCAGCTTCACTTTCACCTTACAATGCACAGCAATTAGTTGGCGGAATTTTATTTGGAACAACAACCGCAACGCGCGAACAGTATATGGCAATCCCTTCGGGAGCACGCGCAAGAAATATAATTTGTTCAACAGTCGGATCTTTGCCTCTTGAGCAATACAATCATTTTACAAATGAACATATAAGACCTAATCGTGTAATTATGCAACCAGATCCAAGAGTTGCTGGTTCAGCAATTTATGCTTGGATCGCTGAGGATCTTTTACTTTATGGCGTAGCTTATGGAATGATAATGGATTCTTATGCTGCAACAGATGCTTCAAGAATTCGTGCATGGACAAGAATCGCACCAAACAGAGTTTTTGCATCACTAAATGGAAATTCAACAGAAATTGAATATTACACAGTTGATGGTAAGCGAGTGCCACCATTTGGTGTTGGATCTTTAATTGTATTTAATGGTTTAGATGAAGGAATATTAAATCGCGCTGGTCGCACAATTAAAGCTGCTGCTGAATTAGAAAAAGCCGCTGAAATGTATGCAAAAGAGCCAATGCCACAAATGGTTTTGAAATCTAATGGAACAAATTTAACTCCAGAGCGAATTACAAAACTTTTGGATTCTTGGAGAATATCAAGATCAACAAGATCAACTGCATTTTTAAATGCTGATGTTGAATTACAAGCATTAGGTTTTGATCCTGCTAAATTGCAGCTCAATGAGGCCAGGCAATACTTAGCTTTGGAAATCAGCAGGGCTTCAGGCATCCCGGCCAGTTTCGTATCAGCTGAAACTACTTCAATGACTTATTCAAACATGACTGCTGAAAGAAAAGCGTTAATTGATTTTTCATTACGACCAATCTTAACTGCAATTGAGCAACGCCTGAGCCAACAAGATTTTTGCCCTAATGGGATTGAAACGCGTTTTGATATTGATGATTTCTTGAGAGGTTCAGCATTAGAGCGTGCTCAAGTTTATGAAATCCTAAACCGCATTGGCGCGATGAGCGTTGAGCAAATCCAAGAGGAGGAGGACTTAATCCGATGAAGATTAATTTCCCAATAGAAATAACAGCTGCCGACACAAACAAGCGCACAATCTCAGGAAAGATCGTTACTTGGGATGAGCAGGGATCGACTAGCGCAGGATTAACTGTGTTTCAAAAAGATTCTATTGATTTTTCCAAGCCTGTTAAATTATTGCTAGAGCATGAACGAACCAAGCCGCTAGGAAAACTTATTGACATAACTGCAACGGACACAGGCCTAGAGGCAACATTTCGTTTGGCAAAAACTTTTGCCGCGGATGACGCATTAGAGGAGGCCGCAACTGGCCTTCGTGATGGTTTTAGCGTGGGCGTGAAAATTAACGAATGGCAAAATGAGGAAGGCGTTTTGCGCATCATGTCAAGTTCCTTGCAAGAGGTATCACTTGTTACTGAGCCGGCCATTAACTCAGCTCGCGTTTCAGAAATAGCAGCGAGCGAAACACCAGAGAATTCCGAAGCAACCGCTGAGGAAACAACCAAAGAGGAGAACAAAGTGTCAGAGATTACATCTGAGGCTCCTATCGCGACCGAAGCGGTAGAAGCGGCACAAGCTCCTGTTGTAACTGCACAATACATGGCTTACACAAAGCCACGCGTTGATACAAATGTTACAGCCGGACAATATGCAGCAGCACAAATTCGTGCAATTCAAGGCGACAACGATGCACGCGATCTACTTGCAGCATTAGCAATTGGAACAGTTTCAGAAAACACAGGAATGGTTCCACCAAATTACTTACGCGATGTTATTGGCGTAATTGATTCATCTCGTCCATTTATCGATTCAATCGAGCGCGCACCACTTCCAGCAAGTGGCCTTAAGATATTTACGCCTGTGCTTGGAAATCAGGCAATCGTAGGATTAACCGCTGAAGGCGTTGAATACGCATCTCAAGATACAGCTGTTACTTTCCAAGAGGATAATATCGTCAAATTTGCGGGCGCAAATGTATTTAATCAAGAGGTCTTAGACCGATCCGACCCAAGTATGTTAGATCTCCTTATACGAGAGTTAGCTGCCAGCTATGCACAAAAGACAGATGCTTATGCAGCTAAGATCGCATCAGAAGCAGCAGCAGGATCATCAGGATCAACAATTTACACAGCAATTGCTGATGGAATTGCAGATGCTTACAATGTAATGCGCTTTACACCAAATCGTTTGATGGTTGCTCCATCAGGTGGCGAGGATGGCATTGATTTCGCTGGATTACTTGGCGCAGTAGCAGATGGTCGCCCTCTTTTTGCGGCAGCCGCTCCTCAAAACGCAGCTGGCTTAATTACACAGGGCAGCACAAACGGAACAGTTGCAGGACTTGATCTTGTAGTTGATCCAAATTACACAGGTGATAATGCAAATGTTAAGCACGCATTAATTTACCCATCACAAGCTATGAGATTCCATGAGTCTGGAACATTCGAGATTCGTGCAAATATTGTTGCTAACGGCCGTATCGAAATCGGTCTATATGGTTATGTTGCAGTAGTTAATCGTTACCCAGCAGCATTCCGTAAATTATCAGTAGCTTAATTTAACTGAGTGCCTAGGGTTGCTCCCGATCCTAGGCATCCACTTAAGGGAGAATAAAAGGAGATGACATGCCAACCATAATTACAGCTACCGAGTTGCGATCTGTGCTTGGCGTGTCATCAGCCTTATATGATGATACATATTTGAATGGCATTATTGATACAGCAGAAAACACAATTTTGCCAATGTTAGTTTCTTTCAAAAGTCCAATCCAAAAAGTGTCGCTGACTGATAATGTCGCCACTTTTACTACACTAGGGATACATGAATTCACCGAAGGACAATCAGTTGTTATTGCAGGATGCGGCAGCCCCTACACAGGCACAAGAACAGTACTGGCAGACAATCTTGGACAATATACCTTTTCAGCAACGATCACTAATGCCGATCTACTCGAAACTAATGTTATCCCATCCGGAACTGCTACCCTTTCTAGCGCATCAACTTACGTTGGAAACCAGTCTGTTCGATCCGCAGTATTCGTTGTTTCAGTTGAAGTCTTTCAATCAAGAGTTGCAGCAGGAGGACAAATCGAAGGAGTAGATTTTACAGCTAATCCGTTTCGCATGGGTCGCAGTCTATTCAATCGTTGCGTAGGAATTTTAGGACCTTATTTAGATGTTGAAAGCATGTGTCAATAAATGCCAAATCAGACAATCCTTGAACAGGTCAGAACACCTTTAGCAACCGCTCTTTCAAGCGTTGCAGGAAATGTTTATTCATTTGTGCCTGAAACAGTAATTCCACCAGCTGTGGTTTGTGTGCCTGATTCACCATATTTGGAATTTGAAACAATAAGCAAATCAAATATTCGTGCAAAAGTGAATATGACAATTACAGTTGCAGTTGCTTACAATAGCAACCCTGCATCACTCGACAACATCGAGCAGTTAGTAATAAGTGTTCTGGCAGTAATTCCAGCAGGATATATTGTCAGTTCGGTTGAAAGACCAACAGTTACGCAAGTTGGAGCAAGCACTCTGCTTATTGCAGATGTTAGAGTTAGCACCTATTACACGAGAACAATCTAAGGAGAAAAATGCCAACGACAGTTATTACCGGTCGAGATATTACCTTCACAATTGGCGGTAATAATTTCGATGCACAGGCAACAACAGCAACACTTACTGGTGAGATGGATCGCCAGACATATCAGACACTAGACGGAAAAGTCTTTAAGGTAACTGATAACAATTTCACATTTGATGTTGAAATGCTAGCCGACTGGGGCGCAACTGGATCTCTATGCGAGATTTTATGGGGCGTTGCAGAGTCAGCACCAGATACAGCAATTAACACAGTTTTCACAGCTACATCAGGCGCAGTCTTTACTTTCCAAGTATTGCCAATGTGGCCTTCAGCTGGTGGAACTGCACCAGATGCACAAACTGTATCTCTATCATTCCAAGTTATTGGTGTGCCAGCAGAAACCTTTTAATCAATAAACAAACGGGAGCAAAATGAAACTAACAATAACAATTACATATAACTCAGGAGAACAAGCAACTTACATTGCCAAAACTCCTGAGTGGGTAAAGTGGGAAAAACAAACTGGCTTTAGCATTAAAGATTGGGATGACAAAGGTGGCATTTCTGGTTTAATGTTTTTGGCTTATCATGCACACAAAAGAGAAGAAGCAGGAAAACCAGTCAAACCTTTCGAGGCTTGGATTGAAACTGTTTCTGATTGGGATGTGGTGCGTGATGCAAACCCAAAAGCCACGAAGCAGGAAGCCTAAGTCGATTATTGGTTGAGTTGGCAATAGCCACAAAAATACCAATGAGCGAGTGGGTTGATGCCGAGGACATATTAACAGCGATCGAAGTATTGGAGGCAAAGTATGGCAAGTGAAACTATTGCCTACAATAAAAAAGATTTGCGTGATATCTACAAAGCCTTCAAACTTATGGATGATCAGGCTACTGAAGAAGCAAGAGCGCAATCTGCTGCTTTGGCGTATTTTGCATCAGAGGAAATTAAGCAAGCAGCTAGAACTAGAACAAAGGCTGGCAAGGTTGCGGAGAGAGTCGCAGACGGCGTTAGCATCTCTAAATCGAGCAAGATCGGTGAGTTCAGCTACGGCTTCGCACGACAAAAGTTTTCAGGTGGTGCTACTACGCAAACCCTATGGGGTGGCATTGAGTTTGGTTCAAATAAATTCAAACAGTTTCCCAGTTATAGTGGGAGGCAGGGTCGTGGATCTCGAGGATGGTTCATTTATCCAACCCTTCGCAGAATTCAGCCTGAATTGATTAACAAGTGGGAACAAAGTTTTGATCGAATTATTAAGGAATGGGTCTAATGGCAACCGGTAATAGAACTCTTAAGTTATCGATCCTTGCTGATGTCGATGATCTAAAAAAGAAACTTGGCGAAGCTGACAAAGCGGTCGAAAATAACTCCAGCAAGATTTCTGAGTTTGGAAAAAAGGCTGCTGCTGCATTTGCGGTGGCTGCTGCTGCTGCCGTTGCATATGGCACTAAATTAGCCATTGACGGGGTCAAGGCTGCGATAGAGGATGAACAAGCACAGTTAAGGTTAGCCAATGCCCTTAGAGAGGCTACAGGGGCAACTGATGCTCAAATAAAGGCAACTGAGGATATGATCTTGCAGACTTCTTTAGCCACAGGCGTTGCTGACGATCAATTACGCCCAGCCTTTCAAAGACTTGCGGTTTCAACTAAAAATACAGTTGAAGCCCAGAATTTATTAAACCTTGCTTTAGATATTTCAAAAGGTCGAGGATTAGAACTCGAAACAGTTGCAAACGCATTAGGTAGGGCTCAAGATGGCAACACCACAGCTCTAGGCAGACTGGGTCTTGGATTATCAAAGGCTGAATTATCAACTCTATCTTTTACCGAAGTCCAAGCAAAGTTATCTGATCTTTATGGTGGCGCAGCAGCTGCAAACGCTGAAACATTCCAAGGCAAGATTGATAGATTAAAAGTTGGATTTGATGAGGCTAAAGAATCATTAGGCGTTGCTTTATTGCCACAGGTTGAGCGATTTATTGGATTTTTAAATGAAACTGGCATCCCAACCCTTAATGCTTTCATTGCAGGTTTGACAGGTGATAAAGGATTAAGCGCATCATTAAATGAAACTCAAAGAAGTGCTGAAAGTTTTGGAAAAGGCATTTCAGCTGTTGCTGGAATTATCTCAGGATTTATTACATTTGTTAGAGAAGCAATTGGCTTGGTTGTATCACTTGCCAATGAATTAATTAGAATTGCAAATATTGTTCCGGGTGTAAATATTGGATCAATTCCTAATCCAGCACCATCTGCTCAATTATCATCATTGCCTTCAATTTCTCCAAACGCTAGAGAATCTCGAAGCACGACAGTAAATAACATTACAGTTCAAGGCGCAATTGATCCAGTTTCTACAGCTAGACAAATTGCCAACACCATTAACAAAGAAAGCAGCACATCTGGCACGTTCGGGCCATTGGGTCAAATCGGATTTTATAGGTCTAGATAAGCCATGGCACTAAATGATCCAGACACAACAGTAACAATTGATGGTGTAGATTTTACAAATAACGCAATTGATTTCGTAACCATTGGTCAAGGTCGATCAGTTGTTTGGGAACAAGCCAGAGCAAGTTATGCTCAAATTTCATTGTTTAATCCAACCAATACCAATTGGTCATTTGACTTAAATTCAACTGTTGTCATAACAACCAAAAACGCTACTGGAACAAACCGAACTTTATTCACAGGAAAGATCAATAGTTTTACTGGAGGCATTGCATCTACTGGCGCAGCAGCAACTGTTGGCTTAGTCAATATAATTGCCCTTGGGCCTTTTGCTCAAATGAGCCGAACCCTTGTTGGTGGCTCAGGTTATTCAAAAGAATATGATGATGTTCGAATGACTAACATACTGACTGAAGCCGGTGTTGCAATTGATGCTGTGGACACTCCGGGGGTTTATGAGTTTGAGGCATACGCAGCTGAATTCAATGATGCTTATTCACTAGCCACAAAATATGCTGATATGGCGTTTGCTTACCTTTATGAAACCACAGCTGGCGAAGTTGGTTATGCCAATGAAAGTCGCAGGACTATTGAGGTTGCCACTTATGGCTATGATCTTTTGCCACTTAATTACATTAACGCCTTCAGCTTGTCATCAGAAAAAACCAGCGCAGATGTTGTGAATGATGTCTTTTTGACCTACAAAGCCAATGCAAATAAAACAGCGTCATCGGCAAGTTCGATTGCCACTTATGGCAGAATCGCTGCAAACATAACAACAGAGTTAGAAAAGGCAACAGAGGCTCAATATCAGGCGGATCGATATATAACCTTAAAGGCGATCCCTGAAACCAACTTAAACACTTTTACAATTGAATTGTTGAACCCAAATATTACCAATGCTGATGTAGACATTCTCTTGCAGATATACATGGGTAAACCCATTCAAATCGACAATCTGCCAAACTCGCTAATCCATACTGCCTACAAAGGCTTTATTGAGGGCTGGAAATGGAACATTAGCCGAACCAGCATATCCCTAGACATTAACTCAACCTCATCCATTTTCAGCATTACCCCTACAAGATGGCAGGATGTTTCAGCCACGCTTATATGGTCTGCGGTAAATCCTACGCTACAATGGGAACAGTATGATTAAGGAGCACAATGGCATTATCACCTAACTACAGCTTTCCAGAGCCAGATGACAGCGATTTTGTTAAAAATGGCGCAGATGCAATGCGTGATCTTGGTGATGCTGTTGATCTTGCAATGTATAAAATTGAAAACAACAAAGGCAGGATAGTCCATGCCTTCTTACTGATGGGAGCGTAATGGCTACTGCAATCTACAAAGTGCTGGGGCAAGCTGCTCCATCCGCAACAACTGAAACTGATTTATACACAGTTCCAGCATCAACCGAAACAATTGTTTCAACTATAACCGTTGCCAATCGATCATCAAGTGATGCAACTTTTAGAATATCAGTTAGCGTCAATGGTGCTGCAACAGCTACAAAAGATTATGTTATTTATGATGCAACTTGCGGTGGCAATGGTTTGCAAGCATTCACAATGGGATTCACAATGGATGCAACAGACAAAATAAGAGTTTATGCTTCAAGTGCTAATCTATCCTTCAATGTATTTGGAAGCGAGATTGCCTAATGGGATATGTAAAAATACCAGGAGCAACAAATAGGGTTAGTGAATTTACATCTTCAGGAACTTGGGTTTGCCCAAGTGGTGTTTATTCAGCTGAATTTTTAGTTGTTGGCGCAGGAGGTGGTGGTGGAGGAACATCAGTTAGCACAGCACTAAATTATGCCTCTGGGGGAGGAGGCGGTGGTGGTGCAGTTAAAAAAGTTAATCTAATTACAACACCTGGAACATCTTACACAATTACAATTGGAGCAAAAGGAACAGGTGCTAGTGCAGCCGTTGGTGGCAATGGTGGATTTACCGAAGTTCTAAATGGTGCAACAACATTAGTAAGATCATTTGGTGGTCAAGGTGGCGGCGCTTGTATTGCTGATGTTCAAACTTTACCAACAATTTCAAGAACTGCCGCTGGTGCTGGTGGCAATGGAACTGCTGGTAATAACACAAGCACGAAATATGGTGCAGGTGGTGGTGGTGCAGCCTATGGATCAAATGCAACAGGAACAGTTGAGAGCGGAACAATAAATAAATTTTATTCATCAGAAGGAACACCAGCAGGGAATGGCTCAACCACTCTTTCTAATTATTTTATGGGTTTTGGAAGTGGTGGCATTGATGGTTATGGCGCAGGTGGTTCAGGAGGCGCAACTGCTATTGGAGCTACTAATGCTGTGGCAGGAGCTTCATATTTTGCTGGCCTTGGTAATTATCTAACTGCAACTGGTGCTGGCAACGGAATTGCAGCTGTTGCAAATACTGGTTGCGGTGGCGGTGGTGGATCATCATTTTTATCAACAACATCAACATCTGGTGGCAACGGAGCCGATGGCTTAGTAAGGATCGTATATTTCGCATGAGATACGCAATTATTGAAAATAAAGAAGTGGTCAATGTTATTGTTGCAGATCAAGAATTCATTGATGCACATTATCCCGATGCAATTGAATGTGATGATTTTGTGAGTGTTGGATGGAGATACGATAAAAAGAAGTTTATTGCTCCTGAACCAAATTACTACATATCCGATGAAACCTTGGCTGAGTAAATCTGCTGCTCAATTTAGAGAGCAAGTAGATGATTCCTTCCCTGACAGGGATCGCAAAAGTGATGGATGGCTTGCTTCTTTGGAGCATAGAATGCGATCAGCAAAATCCGATCACAACCCCGACCCAAAATCACAATGCGTTAGAGGGTTGGACATTACTGCTCGGCTATCTGACGACAAGCGGATTCCAGCATATCTGGCAGATCAAATTAGATTGTTCGGGAAACATAATGGGCGCATCAGTTATGTAATTTTTGATGGTCGAATTGCTTCTCCAATTCTTGGATGGCGTTGGCGCAAATATAATGGGGCATCAAAACACACGCATCATTTGCATATCAGTTTTAAATCAGATCAAGATACCAATTCAGATTTCTTTAATATCCCACTACTAGGAGGCAACGCATGAAACTGACCAACAAACACAAGGCTGCAATCAAGTCATACCTAAGAGCTGTGGCTGCCTCCGGCATTACAGTTGCATTAGCAATTGTTGCTGATATCCGACCAGAGTTAGCAGTATTGGCTGGAGCATTAGTTGCACCATTAGCCAAGGCATTAGATCCAAAGTCAGGGAGCGAAGCTGATTATGGACTTAATGCGAAATGAGCCCAAACGAATTAGTCGCCTTTGGCGTTGGCGTATCCGCAATCGCAACCAGTTTATTGCTGGGTCTGCGCTGGGTTATTAAGTCTTACTTATCAGAACTCAAGCCAAACTCAGGCAGTTCAATCAAGGATCAAATCAATCGACTTGAACAGCGTGTCGATGATCTTTTTGTTTTAATCAGTAAGCGATAATTTTGCCATGGCGAACACACGAAAATCATCTAAACGAAAAAAGATCAATCGTCGTATCGTTCGCCGTTCTCCTGATCCTTTAACTAAGTTAGAGGTTTTTTATATTGCAAAACATGAAATGTTTAAAGCTGCACGCAAAGCTGGTTTTAATGAGTCCGTTGCGCTTTATCTAATGGATAATCCTGAGTCAATGCCTGATTGGATTGTGGGCGATACTGGAATTATTCCAACTATTCCTACTCCCGATGAGGACGAAGATTAAGCGATATCTGGTAATTTCAGATTTACAAATCCCATATCATCATGAAACAGCTGTTAAGAATGTCATCAAGCTGGCAAGGCGTGAAAAGTTTGATAGCGTTTTATGCGTTGGCGATGAGATTGACTTTCAAACCATTTCTCGATGGGCTGAGAAAACACCTTTGGCTTATCAACAGACCCTTGACGCTGACCGCAAGGCAACTCAAGATATTCTTTGGGCTTTAACTGAAAACGCCAAAGAAGCCCATATTGTTAGATCAAATCACACAGATCGGCTTTACAACACACTTTTGAAAGTGCCGGGGCTCATCAGCCTTCCAGAACTGCAATATGCCAAGTTCATGGATTTTGACAACTTAGGAATTACATTCCACAAAACCTTTTATGAATTTGAAAAGGGCTGGATCTTGGCTCATGGGGATGAAGGCAATTCAAATCCTAACGCCGGAATGACTGCGTTGAACTTAGCCCGCAAAACGGGCAAGAGTTGCGTTATTGGGCATACGCATCGCTTGGGCATGAGTGCCTATTCTGAGGGCATAGGAGGTCATTACAGACCTTTATACGGCATTGAGGTAGGAAACCTTATGAATAAGGCAAAAGCCTCTTATACGCGAACTGTAGCCAATTGGCAGATGGGTATTGCTATCCTTGAATGGAACGGCAAAAACATGACTCCCACGCTCATTCCTATCAATAAAGATGGCTCATTCACAGCTCTTGGAAAGTCGTATGGGGCTTGAAACCGACTATAGGGATCGTACGATTGATGATCACATCGATGAACTTGAGGAGATTGGCGTTATCTAATCGTTATAGAACACGCCGTAGATCAGGTAGATAAATAACTTGATTTAGGTCAAACTTTATGTATTCACAGATGGTCTGTGGATATGTAAGGGAGCGACATGAAGTCAAATGAAAGAAAATGCGAATGGTGCAACGGCACTAGTCGTGGCGATGTTTGTCCAAGATCATTGGATTGTCCAGAGTGTTTATCTAAAGCAGGATTGAGTTGCAAGCGACCATCTGGTCATAGAGCGTCTGAAATTCACAAAGCAAGAATCACAGCTGCTTTCGCAATTGATGATGCAAATGGATTTGATTGGAAATTGGCTTACGCTGATAAAATTGAGGTATCAGCATGAGCGATTTAACAGCTGCATGGATTTTTTTTATATCAGTATTTGCAATCATGTTTTATTACTCATCACTAGGAAATGCTAAAGACACCGCTTATTGGCGTGGTCGCAAAGATGGCTGGGACATGCACCGCCGAATGATCGAGAATAAGCAGAAGGTTGATGAGGTTTTTGACTATGAAAAGTTCAACTGAATCGCTATTTGATGAGGTCATTACTACGCTGCAACAGCGGGGAAGTGTTTATGGACACCCATATTACAATCACAAAAGAATTGCGGGCTTATGGTCTGCATATCTCGACTTCCCAATCACACCACACCAAGCTGCATTATGTATGGCACTCGTCAAGGTATCTAGGCTTACTGAAACTCCAGATCATGAGGACAGTATCAAAGACTTTATTGCCTACGGAGCTGTCTATAAAACTGTGCTTGATGCCGTCAAAGATGAAAACTGGGAGGATTAACAATGGCATTTAATTTAGAGGACTATGAGGATGTGGCAACGCTCAACAAATGGTTTATTGCCAATTATCCGATGGGCAGATCAGACATATCAGTTATTAGTCATGATGCTGAAAAAGGTTATATCTTGGTGCAAGCAACGCTTTGGCGTGATGCGACAGATCCATCACCAGCTGTAAGCAACATTGCATTTGGATCAAGAGAAACTTATATTCCTAACATGAAAAAGTTTTATGTTGAGGATACTGCAACCAGCAGTTTAGGTAGAGCGATAATTCTACTTAAAGGCTCTGACAAGACTGCAACTAAGGATGACATGAAAAAGGTTGAAGCCAACCCATCATTTAAGGATAAGTTGGAATCAAGGCAAAACATGTATGGCAAGCCCGGCACTAAATCAGCTCAGATTGAAACAATCTTAAGAGATAGTTTTGCAGCTGATAAAAAAGAACCTGAGCCAGTTGCATGGTCGGTTGGAGATGTAGTTGCTGAGATTGGTGCATCAACACCAAATGAGCCACCTGCATGCCAGCATGGGCATATTTTGAAAGAGGGAATCTCTAAAGGAGGTAAGCCGTATTATGGTTATGTTTGCAAAGCCAAACAATGCGATGCCAAATGGGCAAAACTTACAGCTAATGGAAAATGGTATTTTGAAGGAGGTGAATAAATGGGTGAATTACAAATCATTGATGGCTCTGGATTAACTGCTACCTTTACGGATGACGGAGTTAAAATAGAACCATCAACAACATTCTGCGAAATGTGCAACGATGACAGATTACTTCATGAGGGCGATCTGCTTCGATGCTATTCCTGCCACACTATAAATCGGATTCCTTATCCTGTGCATGGATTACAAGATAATGCCTAATTACGATTACGAATGTGCCGGTGAGGGATTGACGATTGTATTGGATTTACCAATG